ACCGCATCAAAGTTTTCAAATAGTTTCCTGTCAAGCCCATGATCTGATATTTGTCCTCTATGCATTGTGAAACCGTTTAACTCAAGGTGTCCCATGAGTATAGATGCCTTAGGATGCCTGATTGCTTCCATTGACTCGTCATAATTAGAGTCTGTAATCCAAGGCATCAATTGAATGTCTAGGCCATCGATAGATATAACGCTAGGAGTAGAATGAGTCCTAATGTGACGATATCGTCCAGATACAACTTCGGCGAGGGCATTGACCTCGTGCGTATCCTTGTAATAAGAGTCGTGATTGCCTTGTATAATGTGAGTTTCAATGCCTCTCTCCTCTAATGGTTCAAAGAAGTCTTCACGCAATCGTTTTGCGGACATGAAATTGATATACTTGCGGCGATCATAGATATCACCAAGATGGATTACATGTTTGATGTTATGTTGATCAATATAGTCAAAGAACCATTGCCAACATTTCTTTTGATACAACTGAAAGGCTGGATTATCATTTCTGACTCCAGCGTGTGTATCAGTTGGCATAGCAATCATCGCCATAACTTTTCCTTTATCTCATAATATATATTCTTGGACACAGTATATACTAAAAAGATGATTTCGTCAATCCTCTCGGGTAGCCACTTTATACGTTTCAAGTTCCGATTCCCTTAGCCATCCAAGATTTATCATTCGTCGCATTATCTTTTCTTTATCGTCCTTAGTTAAAGGTACAGGTTCTACAACTTTATCACAGAACCATTCTATATTCTGATCTATCTCCTTGACGAAATCATCTATGTCCATTATCGGCGTCCTTTTTTATATCTCGGTGGATGTAGCGTGCCCATCTCAATATCATACTCCGAGATTGCATTTTCACATGCACGTCTAATGGAATCTAATCTTGTTCGGTAGTTTCCTCGTATAGTAGCTCGTTCATTTTTGTTTTTCAGCGAATCAATCACCATTTGAACTTGAAACGGTACTTCAAACTCTTCCTTCGTTGTCATCTTCATTCTCCACAAACTTTTCTAGACCTTCTTTGGCCAGTTTTCTTTTTTCCTTCTTAGCAAGTTCCCTTGCCTCAAAGTTCTTAATGAACTCGTTTAGGTTATCATACATCGTGGAGGAAATCAAGTGATTATCGTCTCCATCCACCATTAAAGAAGCATCAGGTGTATCGAGTACCGATTCCTGAAACTTCTTATACATTATATATCTGTTTTTTTCTTCTTTGGAGATGCGTCTATGGAAGGCATAGTAGATTATTTGTGTAAAGTAAGCAAAAGGATTTTGACTGATATCAGGATTAAAATTGTCGAAATAAAGGAAGCAGTTTTCTAAGGCATCAGACTTCATTTCATCAATGAAAGAATAGTTCATAAAACGAGGCTTGCGAGCCAGGTTTTCGGTAATCAACCAGATACATTTACCACAGTATTCGGTCACACGAGGTTTTTCTCGGCCTTCGGCGGCCGCTTCTCTACATCTTCTCTTATAGTCTAAGATATCCTGTAGAAACTCTTCGTTATCTACGTAGTGGTTTTTCTTTTTGATTGATGACATTTATTTTCACTTTCTTTCATTTTTGGGCTTGACAAGTTTTGGAACTAACAGTATAATAGCCTTCTTTCCACCACCAATTATAACCAGATGCTCACCACGAGCGAAGCGAGTGTGTTGCGAAGCAACACTACTTAGCTCGACTTAAATCCTGGTTCCGTAAGCAGAGTTAACTTAGCCATCTGCTTCTGAAGGATAGGACCACGATTAGGCCATTTGATAATCGGCTGGTCGGAATTCTTTGCCAAGTTTTGTAATAGAGGCATGTAAATCTTCCTGATAGCCTCTAGTCTCTTCTTCAAATCTGTAATTTCATCCGATGCTGGTGCAATTGCTTCAGCAACTATATCATCTTCGCTGCCAAATGTAAAGCCAAAATCATCAACTAGTTCCGCATCGTCTAAAGAAAGGTATGGATTAGATTCTGTTGCCATTAGTGTATTGTCCTTTTATTTCCTAATTGTGACATAAGTTTTTCATAAATTTCTTTTTCTTCCTGATAGTCTTCTTCAGGTTCTTCTTCTATATTCTTTATACTATCTGTATTATCTGTATAGATTTTGATAGTATCCCAATAGTATATATTCATCTTCTCGGAGACATCTGTAACAAGCAATACATCTTCCGCATGTATAGTGAAAATCTGTTCATCACAAATCTTTGGAAATACCCATGGCATAAACATAACAGATAATTGTCCTAAAGTGCTTGTAGGTGTATAAACAACTTTAAGAGGATGACAGAGAGTATAAACTATACCATCTTCATCCTCCATTTCTATTGTTTCAGCAATCACATCATCACCATTTTGCAAACGTAGGAATTTTGCAACAGGCTTTTCATCATCTGACATAGTGTTTATCCTTTCATGGAGATTTTGTAGATTTTGAACTGGAACTGTTCTTCACTATAGGTTTTAAGTCTTTCAAAGAAATGTTTGAGGGTAAAGTTTTCTCTGGCCTTCCACTTAAAGTCGTCGGCAATGTCATAGAGGGTGGCGGATTTCTTTGTGTCACTAACCCTAAGACCTCTACCGATTGATTGTAAGTTACGAATCTTGGACTTGGAAGGAGATGCAAAGACCACATTATCGAGGGCCACGATGTTAGTACCAGTGCTAAGAACACCAACGGACCCAACAATAATAGCATTGGACTCTTTTTCGATGATTGATCGTATAAGTTCTCGGTCTTCAACTTCTGTTCCTCCGTGTATGAAAAATATTTTTCTTCCATCTTTCGCCTTCTTCTTTATCATGTCATATAGAATCTGTCCGTGTGATTCGACATAGTTAAACAACAGTAGAGTGTTTCCTTCTAATGATAAGGCAAGATTGACAACAAATTTATTCCTTGCAGGATTTGAAATGATATATTTCACCTCATCCTGATAACTTGCGGATTTCATATATTGGCATTCTTCTTCACCATATTTTAGAATAAGACATTTGATTGTTAATTCTGCCAACTGCTTCTTCTTCATAAGTTCCGCAGATGTGGTAGCCTTATATACTTGACCAAAAAGGCCCATCAATTGCCATTCATGCGACTTAGCACCAGATAGTGTTCCCGTTACACCTAACCTGTATTCAGCCTTAGTGCATTTAGATACGATATCAGTTAGTGCCTTGGCTTGTGCTTGATGCACCTCGTCGCATATAACATAGTCAAACTTTTGAAAATACTCTTTTGGTAATCTTTGCAGTGACTGCCATGTAGATATGATAATAGGATGTTGTGAGTCTTTATCCTTACCAGAATATACTCTCCAACAATACTTGAACATATCTTTACCATTCTTTACAGAATAGTCCTGAAAGTCCGAAAACATTTGCTCAACAAGTGCTGACCGAGGAACGATTAAGAGTCCTCGTTTTCCTCTTTTGAGGAGGTAGTTGCATACAAGATATAGCAGCAAAGACTTGCCAGAGCCAGTGGGAGATAATACAATCCTTCTCCGACTTCGAATAGCATGAACGAATGCATCAAGCTGATAGTCTCGGGGAGGATGTTTTGGATTGAGTGCATCAACAAATTCTTTGGCCTCTTCTATTGAAAACGAGTTATCAACATCTTCATCTGCATATTCATAAGTATAACCTCTGTCAGTTATCCATTGTAAAACTTGTGGTGCAAGCCCACGATAGATTACACGAGTTGCAGGATTAAACAATCTAAGATAACCATCCCAGAGTTTCTGCTTGTAAGAAGGAACAAACTGAAACCCTGGTGGACGAAACGAGAATGCATCTCTAAGTTCCCATGCAATGCTTTCATCACACTGGACCTTGATGTATGTTTCGTCGTGATTATATAAGATCAAATGATTCATTATTTACCTGAAGTGAGTTGAAGATATTTGGTGTAGTTGCCAAGATCCCATGTTCTATTATGTAGAGATTTCAAAACACCTTCACAATAAGACACGATTTCTTCATGAGCAATCTTTTTAAGTAACAGTTTATTTAGTTCTCTGTCTGAATCAAGTTTACGAGCAATCTGCGGATTGGATAGAATATGCTGCATAGGTTCCCAACCACGTTCCTCAAGTTCTTCCTGTGTAAGATGGCCATGATAATAATCTTCACGCAAACCTTTTAATAGTTTATAGTCTGCTTCCATCTTGCGGGCAAGGTGTCTATGATAAGACATTACATTTAGGTATTTACCATGTAGGTGAGATATCTTTAGAAGTTCTTTTTCCATGGACGAAGCATCAATAATGGAATCTTCAGACCATGAAGACATGAGTATTTCAATAGTTACAGGTGGTTTCATGATTTAGTCCTTTCGGTAAAGAAGTATTATAACACAAAAGAAAGGACTTGTCAAATTCTTTCTATTTCATAGTGGTCGTAACGGAAAGTTATATCACACACAGGAATAGTATCCGCATCCACCTTTGTGTCAAAATTTATAGCACCCAAGGATGTTGGATGACAATTAAAGAATTTCACTTTGAGATTAGGTCTATTAGCATTAGTGTTGATTGTAAGATGACCATCCAGATATAATTTGTCAGGAGGAGACTTTATAGTCTTTCTAAGATATTCTTCATATTCTTTTGGACGAGTCAGACCTTTGATCCATTTATATGTTTCTTCCCATAGTCTTAAGTCTTCGTCCATCAATGCTGTGATAGTAAATGCTTCGAAGTTTAATTTGTCACCGTGTCTATATGTATTTGAAAAAGGAGTTGGTACGGTTACTTCAGTAGTTGAAACACTTGGTAGAGATATTGTTTGTGCAAAGTATTTTAGAAATGGCATATCAGGAAACAAAAATGTAAATTTTGTTGTCTGTAGTATGCTCATATTCTCAGGTACATTGGATACAAAAGATTCTAATGCCATGATAGTCCTCCGCCTATATTTAGTCATAAAAAAAGCGGGGCCGAAGCCCCGCCTTCAAGTTTAACGCACCTAGCTCTTAGGTTAGGTTGCGAACACGGAAGATGCGGTAATAGATATTAGCATTATTGCCGCTGTTTGAATTACGATCAGAAACAACACCGTCACCTGCTGCGGTAGCAAATGGGTTTGCAACCATGCCGTAACGTGTCTTGAAGCCAATCTTTGGCTGGAAGGTATCCTGACCGATTGCACGAACCATCTGTAGTGGAACGTATGGGCAGTAGAATAGACCAGCGT